GAAGACAGAATGGTTTGATCGACTATAATTTTTTTGAAACACGGCTAGGTTGGGCTTGATCTCCCACCCGAAAAGCGAACCTCCCGCCTGCCGATTGTTTCTTTCAGGAGGTTTGCGAGGATTTTTAATGCACTACTACCAATTCAACATTGGTGACTATGTAAGCCACACAAGGCATCTTTCACCCATTGAAGACATTGCTTACCGGCGCTTGCTTGATGCCTACTATCTAAGTGAACGCCCGTTGAACAGCGGTATAGCGGTCGTTGCACGGCAGATCGGTCTAAAAGAACATGAACCAGAGGTGCATGAGGTGCTTCAGGAATTCTTTAAGCTGACTGAGGATGGTTGGATAAACACCCGAGCTGATAAGGAAATCGCCCATTTCAAAGGAAAAATTGAACAGGCGTCTAGGGCTGGTAAAGCATCCGCTGAACGCCGGAGCAACCCCCGTTCAACGGACGTTCAACCAACCAATAACCAACAACCAATAACCAATAACCAAGAACCAATTAAAGAATATATATGTCCACCTGAAGGTGAACTTTTGGCAAAAATTCCTGATTGTCAACATTCAGAAGTCATCAGCCTGTACCACCAGCACTTGCCAACACTGCGTAAGGTTGAAGTCTGGAATGCTGCAAGACAGGGCTATCTCAGGCAACGATGGCGCGAGGTGGCGGAGGAGCTGTCAAAGTCACAAGCGATTGACAGCAGCAATGTTCTCGGGTGGTGGGGTGAATTTTTCCAGCATGTTGGGAAATCCAAGTTCCTGACGGGCAAGGTCAACAGCAAAGACGGCAGAGCGTTCACTGCTGATCTTGAGTGGATTTTGAAGCCAAGCAATTTTGCAAAAATCGTGGAAGGAAAATATCATGGCACTAACTAACTTTAAGACCCAGCCTGTCGTTCAGGATGACCGAGAATTGATGTGCAGCATATCAGGCTGCTCTTACCGCTGGGTAGTAAAAATGGACGGCAGTCGCCCGTTTTGCTCAAAGCATGCGTGGGAAGACAAAAACCCTTCGCCTCGTCCTACAGCACCTGTTGCAAAGCATTGGACTGATGAGGAGCAGTTTTGATGAATCGTGAATTAGCAAACAAACTTTTGGACAAGCTCCGTGAAGGACACCGATTCACTTTTGAACAAATCAGCGCAGCCCTGTACGCCACTGGCGACCTTCATGACCCAATGCGAGGCCAGGGAATGGAAGAGGCGGCACAAGGCCAAGGTGCAGCAGCTGGGGAAGGTGAAAGCTCAGAGCTGGTGGCTGCAAGTGAAAGCCGACATTCTCAGGATTCGTGGGCAGGATGGTCTAAATATCTTGATTGCAGAGCTAAATCGTGATGCAAATACACTTTCAAGTTGAGGGCGACCCCAGAGGAAAAGGAAGACCTCGGTTTGGACGCTTTGGCAAATTTACTAGGGTTTACACTGACAAACAGACCACAGACTATGAAGCTGTAATCAAGTCATACGCAGCTCATGCAATGGGCAGCAGTGACCCGCTAGAAACGGCTGTAAGCGTTTTTTTATACGTCAGGCTAGCAGTTCCTCAGTCGTACTCAAAAAAGCGCACAGAGGCTTGTTTGAGTGGTTTGGAGCAGCCTTGCAAGAAGCCAGACATCGACAACATTGCAAAAACTTACTTAGATGCAATGAATGGAGTGATTTTTAAGGACGACACACAAGTGATTGATCTGCATGTCAAAAAAGTCTATTCGGCGGTGGCTGGTGTGAATGTCATGGTGATGGAGGTTGCATGAACCCCGAACAAGCAGCCCAAACCATCAGGGACAAAGCCCCAGCCTACGGTGAAGCCAAAGCGCAGAGGGTTTATCTTGAAGAATTTAAGCGCACGAAACGGGCGCTGTTGATGAAAGACGCAATGAAGTTGGGCATCGAATCTGCTGCCGCACAAGAACGCGAGGCGTATGCCGACCCTGCTTACCATCAACTGCTAAAAGGTTTGGCTGTTGCAATAGAAACCGAAGAGACTTTAAAGTGGGAAATGGAAGCCGCAAGACTTGACATTGAGATATGGCGGTCACGAGAAGCAACCAACCGGATGCAAGACAGGGCGCACCAGTGATTCCAAAGCACTCCTATGTTAGAAGCAAAAAGCTGCTTAAGATGGTTGCAAGCCTCGACTGTCAATGCTGTGGGTCTGGCGAGATGGTCCAAGCTGCCCATACAAATTGGGGAGGCGGCAAAGGCAGGGGCATCAAGGCTGATGACAACCTTGTCGCTGCGCTGTGCCTCAGATGTCATTACGAAATTGATGCAGGGGCGAAATTGTCGAAAGAGGAGAGGCAGCAAGCATGGAAAAAAGCGCACCATAAAACGGTTCGGGCACTAACCGATAGTGGGCGATGGCCTGTTGACATACCTATACCTTTTATAGCAAAATAGGGGCGCTGACAAGCAGTTGCCAGCTTTGGGGCTTCGGCCCCTTTTTTTGTAGAATGACAGAATCGCAGAAACAAACCTTTCGCGGAGGTTACAAAATGGCAACAAAAACTGAAAAATCGGTACTAAAAAAGGCAGGGCCAAATGGCGGTGCTCGTGAAGGAGCTGGTAGACCAGCTTTTGAACCGACAGCAGCCGAGCGCAAGCAGGTCGAAGCCTTTAGCGGATACGGACTCCCCATTGAGCAGATTGCAGTGCTAGTGCGTGATGGCATCGACACCGATACCCTACGCAAACACTTTGCAACTGAGCTGCAATCAGGCAAGGCCAAAGCAAACGCCCAAGTTGGCAAGACCCTATTCAGCAAGGTAATGGCTGGAGACACGACTGCGGCAATCTGGTGGAGCAAGACCCAGATGCGATGGGCAGAAACCCAAAAACACGAGCTTACCGGAGCAGACGGTGCACCCCTAGAGTTTGCCAAGATTGAGCGCGTGATCGTCAAGAATGGGTAAAACCCTGCAAATTCAGACACCTGAGTGGGCGCTGCCCCTGCTGGAAGCCAGCCGCTACAAGGGCGCTTGGGGTGGGCGAGGTTCTGGCAAAAGCCATATGTTTGCCGAGCTGATGATTGAAGGTCACATACTTGACCAGAAGCGGCGCAGCGTTTGTGTCCGTGAAATACAGAAGTCGTTAAATCAGTCTGTCAAGCGGCTGCTGGAGACCAAGATCGAGGACATGAACGCTGGCGCTTACTTTGAAGTACAGGATGCCGTCATTAAGTCCAAAAAGGGCGATGGGGCGATTATTTTTCAAGGTATGCAGAATCACACCGCCGACAGCATTAAATCGCTGGAGGGCTACGACTGCGCTTGGGTTGAGGAAGCTCAAAGCCTGAGCCAGACCAGCCTTGATCTGCTTAGGCCAACCATCCGCAAGCCTGGCTCTGAGCTGTGGTTTACATGGAACCCAAGACAGAACAGCGACCCAGTAGATTTCCTGTTGCGTGGGCCAGAACCGCCAAGCGATGCCGCGGTGATTAAGGTCAACTTTGGCGACAATCCTTGGTTTCCACAAGTCCTGAAGGATGAAATGGAGTACGACAAGCGGCGCGACCCTGATAAGTATCAGCACGTTTGGATGGGTCAGTACTTACGGAACAGCATCAGCAGGGTGTTCAGGAACTGGAAAATAGACGAGTTTGAAGCCCCAGCAGAAGTTATCCACAGGCTAGGTGCTGACTGGGGTTTTTCCGTTGATCCGACAGTATTGGTGCGCTGCCACATAATCGGGCGTACGCTCTACATTGACTACGAGGCTTACATGGTTGGCTGCGAGATCGTCAATACGCCAGAACTGTTCATGCAAGTGCCCGAGGCTGAGAAGTGGCCTATCGTTGCCGACTCAGCCCGACCTGAGACAATCAGCCACATGAAGAGGAACGGATTTCCAAAGATAATGACAGCGGTTAAAGGGCCAAAGTCGGTTGAAGAAGGCATCGAGTTCTTGAAGAACTACGACATTGTGGTTCACCCTCGCTGCACCCATACGATAGACGAGTTGAGCCTATACAGCTACAAATCAGACCCGCTAACTGGACGAATCCTGCCCCAACTTGAAGACAAAAAGAACCATGTAATTGATGCCTTGCGGTATGCCTGCGAGGGCATCAGACGAGCGACAATCACAAAAT